CCCACCTGTTAGAAAATGGACGCAAGCAGAGCTGTTCCTCTTCGGTCGCTTCTCGGTCGAAGAAATAGCCCAGGCTACCGGGCGCCCAATCAAAGCTGTACGAACTAAACGCAACGCACTGGCGCGCTCCGGAGGACTAACCATGCGTGAATGGTCAAATGAAGAACTGGCGTTACTCAGGCGCCACAAAAATGCAGAAGTAGCTGAGATAACCGGCCGCACTATCGAAGAAGTAGGAGATAAGCGGCTGCAGGTGAATATTGAGCGTAATGGCTGGGATTTGAGCGATCCGGAACGGGAGGTTGCATGACCCTACCCCACCGAATCACCCGGGAGCTTATTGCTCCTTTTTTATTGATGGCGTTCACCTTCAACCTAATTAACCGACAGTTCAGGGAGTGGTGACCATGGAAGACAAAAGAAACTGGAGGTGCTTTTTCGGCATGCATCAGTGGTCTGTAATCAGTTCAGAAGAGAGATATTACTACAAGTCATCTACAGCCAGCGGGCCGAATAGGATAGCGACTCTTTTTACGCTCCAGTGCGTGCACTGCGGGAAACTTAATTCCAAAGAAATAGGCTAAGTGGGAGTGACCATGGCAGATTTTGCAGACGACGCATCAGCCGTCGAAGAGTTGCAGCGTGAAGCAGTGTTGAGCGCCCACCGGATTAACCGTGATGCGGTATCTGCTACTCACTGTGAAGAATGTGATGAGGAGTTGCCGGAGGCTCGCCGGAAAGCGTATCCAGGATGCTCGATGTGCGTGGATTGCCAGGGTGAGATGGAATTGCGGAATAAGCATAGGGGGATGTGATGGATTACTCAGATTTGCACGATGCTGAAATCAACATGAAGGTATGCGCTGCTCTCGGGCTTTGCCTAAGCGGATATGCGCGAATTATCCGTCAGGGCGACGCTACTATCCTGCTTGATGACAATAAAACGCTGGTTGACTACTGCAACAACCCGGCAGATGCATGGCCGATTATCACCGAAAATCACATTTCCCTTATGTACGAAGAGTCGTTAGGAAAATGGTGCGCTGGTAAGCCTTATTGGGTTGATGGTTGCGAGTGGCAACTTGATATCGATGTGGTTGATAAAAACCCACTCCGCGCCGCAATGATTGTCTATCTCCAAATGCAGGATTCAGCCAATGTTCAGGATAATCCTTCCCGGTAGTTGGTACGCCGACATGTTCGGTGAGCCATGCAAAATCATCCGCAGTAACCACGAAGTCATCCACTACATCAGAAACGGCCGCACCTGCATTGCCAGCATGGGCCGCTTTCAAAACGAGTTTGAACCGCTGACCAAAGCACAGGCTGAGCGGATCGCCGAAGAAATCGAAACAGCAGAACATTTGAAGAAGCTTCGCGCCCAGCGCGCGGCATGAGGAGAGATTATGTCAGATTTGGCAATGAAGGTTTTGCAGTGGCAGGCGACAGGCAATGTCGGTGTGAGTAGTGCAACAATGGCGTCCATTGCTTTGGGTTTGGATAAGCCATTTTACGGAAGCCACTTCGGCGCGCCGCACGACCCATCCGATATGTTGCGCTGCATGAAGTTACTGGAAGCCATCCCGGAGATTCGCGACCACTTCCCAGCCATCGCCAAACGAGTGCCAACCTTCAAGGGGATCATTGAGCAGTGGGACGCACTGGTCGAGGTAATGAACCGTGAATGCGTTGGTGAAAGATGGCGCGCACCGGACGCATACAAACTGATTAAAAAGCTTAGGGGTGATGACGAGCCTCGCCGAGCATTCAGATTCGCCTGACGCAACTGATAGCCAGTTATGAGCTGGCTATTGGGTGCGAAAGCCCGTTATCCCTTTACCCGCGATGAGCGGGTTTTTTATTGGAGATAGATGATGATTCCTTTTTTATCAGGCTTCAGCGCCCGATTTCGTAATGCGAGAAATGCTGTAGAGCAACTAAAGCGGGGAGAATGGGAGCCAATCATTAATTCCCACTCTGAGGAATGCCTGACTGCTAAGCGTGATGGTTATAGGCTTTGGCTTGGCAATGGGCCTTTCTTTTGTGAGGTTGATGAATTCAATGGCGTTAAATGTAGGCCAGCCTTCGGATTATTTTTCAGGCACTACGTTTGGTTTGCAGCAGCGGGCAAATTCAGGCGAGAAGCTGAAAACAAGCAAAAATCGAAAGGGCATTTCCCTACATTGTAACCCTGATGTTATTGCCGCCTACGGGCGGCTTCTTTTTGCCTGGAGAAAACCATGAGCGACATTATTCAACTGGTACCGAACAAATGGGTTTCTGAGGAGTTGCTGATCGCCCTGACCGGCCTGACGAAAAATGCGATCAAGTCAGCCCGAACTACTTCATGGATGGAGGGGCGAGAGTATCGTCATTACTCGGGAGACTGCCAGCCCAAGGATAACTCCCCTATCCTATATAACCGCCACGAGGTCGATAACTGGGTAGAGCGTCAGCGCCCGGCGATTCCCCGGCAAAAATCTGCTTAAATAGCCCTACCTTTAACAACGAGGAAAAGGCATGTCTAAATATCCAACCGGCGTCGAGAATCACGGCGGCACGTTGCGCCTGTGGTTTATCTACAAGGGGGTCAGGGTCAGGGAAGGCCTTGGTGTTCCCGATACACCACGGAACAGAAAGGTTGCTGGCGAGCTTCGCACATCAATATGCTATGCGATCAAGACCGGGACCTTCAACTACTCAGCTCAATTTCCTAATTCGAAAAACTTGCAGCGTTTCGGGGAGGCCAGGCAAGAGGTGACGATCGGTGAGTTGTCCAGTAAGTGGCTTGCGCTGAAGGAAATGGAGGTGGCTGAATCATCACTCAACACTTACGGTCGAGTTATTGCTAACGTCATGGCTATCCTGGGGCCGGGCACCCTGCTTTCCTCAATAACCAAAGAAAGCATTCTTGAAGTTCGAAAGGAATTGCTGACCGGCTATCAGGTCATGAAGAAGGGCCATAAAACCGCGAAGAAGGGTCGCTCATCGGTCACAGTGAATAATTACATGACCGTCTGGTTTGGTATCTTCCAGTTTGCAGTTGAAAATGGATATATATCAAGATCACCAATGAACGGACTGACACCTCTGCGAGAGTCCCGCCCGGATCCGGACCCTATCACAAGAGAAGAGTTTCCGCGCCTGATTGACGCCTGTCATCATCAGCAGAGCAAAAATCTGTGGGCTATCGCCGTTTACACCGGGTTGCGGCCGGGTGAACTGTGCGGGCTTGCCTGGGAGGATGTGGACTTAAAGGCAGGAACAATCACCGTCAGAAGAAGCCTGACTCAAAAAGGGGTATTCACACTACCGAAAACTAATGCCGGAACCAACCGGGTTGTGCATCTGATCGGGCCAGCTCTTGAGGCATTCAAAAGTCAGTATGAAATGACGCGCCTCTCTCAGGAGCATACGGTGCCGGTAAAATTGAGGGAGTACGGAAAGAAAGAAATGAACAAGTGCACGTTTGTCTTTCTGCCTTCACTTACTGCCAGGGCCGGGAATTACGGAAAGCACTTCTCTATTAACTCCATCGGGAACTCGTGGGATGCCGCGATGAAAAGAGCCGGCCTTCGCCACCGGAAATCTTATCAGTCGAGACACACATACGCATGTTGGTCACTTTCTGCAGGAGCAAACCCGAACTTTATAGCTAACCAGATGGGCCATGCCGATGCTCAAATGGTATTTCAGGTTTACGGTAAGTGGATGGAGGAAAACAACCTGGACCAAATCGCAATGCTGAGTTCAAAATTAAGTGACTTTGCCCCAACGATGCCCCACAGCAACAGGCCTGCTGCATAATATCCTTAAATATCCTCTACATACCCCTCTTAGCGCTGAAAATCCATAAACTCTAACGCCGTGCCAAGCCAGCCAGATACCGCGGCTTTGACCAGGTCAGAGGTGGTTCTTTCATGTTGTACTTGAGTCATATTGGCTATCTCAACAGGGTAAGATGCGTACCGCTAAACCGCATTTAATTATTATCAGGCAAACGTCAGTAGCACCTTGCAGCAGTGCCGCTGGTCTTTCTCAAAGAGTTCGATAGCGTCCTTAACATCCTGATAAGCAAAGGTGTGGGTAACCAGCTTGTCGGGATCGATAAGCCCCCTCTCCAGCCAGTCGATAACCACCGGGAACTTATTGGCGTTCAGACGCGAAGAGAAGATAGAGAGCTCTTTACCGGTAATGCCCTGCTGCACCACCTGGCTCGGCTCGCTGGAGAAGCCCATCAGCACAATGCGCCCCGCCGGGGATGCCAGGCTGACCGCCTCCTGCAAAATAGAAGGATGGCAGGCCGCGTCGATAATCAGGGTTGGCCTGATGCCCTTCTCGTTCAGCACCTCCGGCAGCGGCCGGCTGGCGTTGTTTATTGTCCAGTCCGCGCCGCTGCGCCGGGCCATTTCCAGGCGCTCTTCGATGCGGTCGACCACAATCACCTGGCGCACCTTATAGACGCCCTTCAGCGCCTGCACCGTTACCAGCCCCATCGGGCCGGCGCCATAGATCAGCGCCACGTCCTGTTCGGTGGGGCTGACGTGGCCGGTGACGTTGGCGGCGATGGTGAAGGGTTCGACCATCACCGCGTGCTTGTCGCTAATGGCATCGGGGATCGGCCAGGCGTTTTTAGCCGGCACCACCGCATACTCGCTAAAACCACCGTCCCGGTGTACGCCCAGCACCACCAGCGAGGTACAGACGTTGGGTTTGCCCACCGAGCAGGGGTAACAGTGGCCGCAGCTGATCACCGGATCGACCGAAACGCGCTGGCCCAGCCGCGCGCGGTCTACCCCCTCGCCCACCGCGTCAATCACGCCGAAAAACTCGTGGCCGATCGTCCTAGGGTATTTCGCAAAGGGGTTATGGCCGCGGTAGATATGGCTGTCTGAGCCGCAGATGCCCGCCAGTTTTACCCTGACGCGCACCTCGCCCGCGGCGGGTTCCGCCAGCGGCCGCTCCTCGATAACCAGCTCGTTAGGCTGCTGTATAACGATACTTTTCATCATCTGCTCCTTTACCAGTTCCACAGCGTGCCGTCTTCGAGACGCGCCACCGGCAGATAGGCCGGGTCGTAGGGGTATTTCGCCGCCAGTTTTTCATCGAACTCAATGCCGAGGCCTGGCTTATCGCCCGGGTGCATATAGCCGTTGTCAAAGGTCCAGCTATGGTTGAAGACTTCCAGCATCTGCTCGGAGTAGCCCATATATTCCTGGACGCCAAAGTTCGGCACCCACAGGTCGAAGTGCAGCGCGGCGGCGTGGCAGATCGGCGACAGATCCGACGGGCCGTGGGAGCCGGTACGAACCTGATAGAGCGAGGCGAAGTCGGCGATACGGCGCATCCCGGTAATACCGCCCGCGTGGGT